CGTAAAAAGTTATGCCAAATATCATCACTTCTAGTAACATTGGTTACGTTGGCAAAGTTTGTTCTGCTGTTAAATACTGTTAGCTGTGTTACAGCATTAGCACTACTAAGTGTTATGCTAGTTAAACTGCCCGCACTAACCGTAGCATTATAGCTGGGTAAGAAAACCGTTTCTGCACCACCAGTGCTGTAGTCTTGCTTACTAGTTTGTGCTAGTGTAAAGTTTAGTCCACTTTTAACTAGTGTGGTATAGCCACTAGTATGATCTGTTTGATTGGATATGTTGTTACCACTGTCTAGTGTAAAGCTGTACAGTCGTAAGTAGCCACTAGGAATTTGCGGTTCAAATATAAAATCACGCTGTGTGCCCAGTAGTTGAGTATATGCACTGGTATTTAAGTAGCTTTTATAGCTACTACTAGGATTACTGGCATTAGTATCACTAGCACTACCAGCAAATATTGTTAGGCTATCTGAGTTTGGTCGTAAACAGAGTGTAAAGCGTTGATATGTGGTAGTTGACGTATACTCATCAATAACCCACAGTTGTGGTACATCTACCTGCTCAGTTTTACTGGTACTTAAATTATAGTAATCAATATTACTACTAGCTGTGCTGTCTAAGTTAGGATTTGTTTGTACTTGATTGGCCGGTACAACTTCAATCCCCAGGCTAACATTAAATTTATCTGTTTTGCCGTCTTTGGTATAGATGGCGCGTAAGCCTTCAGGAAAGTTAAAGGCAACGTCAATGCTAGTAGCTGGCTGCGTAAATGTTACTAAGGTCCAGGGATTACCATCATTGGCATTATTTACTAGTTCAACAGGACTAGCTGGCAATTGCTGCACATCGCTAGGATAGTAGCTGTTAAAGGTATCTGCTTGTGTTTGCGTTTCGGTGGTTAGTCCAGGTAATGTATAGGCTACTTCTGTGTTATTATATACTAGTTTGTCGCTGTGCAGTTCACTAAGCGGTGTAGCACCAACGCTAATACTATTTTCATCTACTTGCAGTGGGCCAAATCCCCAGATGATTAATAGGTGTAGCAGGTTAGTGTTAGTTAGTGTTTCTATATATGGTGTAGCACCTAGTACGCCTGTAACACGATTACGGCCTAGTACTACTGGAATTGCACCAAATGGATTTGCTTGGTTTTGACTGCCGGTAAATAGGCTAGCACCAATAGACTGTCCTGGATCTTTTACCTCTGGTGGTCTAATAGGAAATGCTGCGTTGACTAGCACAGTACCAGCAATTTGTATAATAGCGCTGCCAACTGCGGCACTACCGCCAACTGCAGCGCCTACTTTTGCTGCTATTACCGGATCTTGCGAAATAACAAATACTGCAATCATTAGCACTAGTCGCAAACCCTGGCGACCTTCAGCAACTACTCTATAGTTGACATTTTGTCCAGCACCAATAGTTGTAGTATTCCAGCGATCTTGTGGAACTATTACGCCGTCTATGGTTAATAGTAATCGTTTGGCTAATCTAGCGCTTAACTTATACTTGTTAATAATATATTGGGCAAATTCACTGCATGTAGTGCCTGCTAGTGCACCTTCAACTACAGTATTAGACCACTGTAGTGGGTGTGGTTTGCCAGTAGCTAAGATATTATTAGGTTTATACCTGTAGAACCCTAGCAGTCGTTTTGTCCAAGTAAAATTATCTATGCGCTCAATTACACTGTCTAAGCCATCTCTGCTATGTATAAATCGTTGGTCGCCTATGTAAACGCCAATATGTGCTGGTTCGCCTAGGATGTTGAACAGGCATAGGTCGCCTGGATGTGGGCTGGTTACTTGCTGCCAACCGTCCTTATAATAGTCAATAGCAGCTACAACCTTAGGGTCATAGCTGCCAGCGTATAATTCTGAGTAGCTAGGTAGCTCTATACCTAGCTCGTGTTTATAAAACAATCGGGCCAATCCCCAACAGTCTACACCATCTGTGCTTCTACCATTTTCTTTATATGGTAAGCCAATATATTTATTATAATTCATTAGAACAATCCTGGAAAATATAATGGTGTAAAGTTAAAGTTAGGAAAGGGCTCACGACTAAAGCTAATCATTTCCAGCTGTAGTTGTACACTTTCAGCACTGTAAGTAGCATTGGTAATATAAAATTTAGGAAAGCTAGCTTCTACATAGTTGGGATCACTAGCTAGTATTAGCTGTATATTTACTTCTGCTGGTTTTGTTAGATGTTGTCTGATTAAATAAATAGCTTCTTGAGTAACATAGTTAAATACAATAGAGCAGTTGCCTACGCCAGTTTCTTGTTCTGTAGGCAGTGTAATTTGCATAGGTAAAAATACATATCTTTGACTGTTGCTAATAACACCATATATTACTTCGTTGTCAGTTGTATCGCCTGTGATTGTTGCAGTTGTAGCTGTGGCTCCAGTAAGTCGCTGAGTAAATCCATCTGCTAAACGTACGGGATTTGCTAGATCTTCTGGATCTGTAATAGTTACAAGCATAATTAATTGCTCGTCTGTTTCAGACGAAAACATAGCGCGTATAGCGTCTGCGGATAGCGTACTCAGTCTACTCATGGTAATACTTCAAATTGTAAGTTAGTTTGCCAGTATCCTGGCGCACGATACTGCAGGGTAAAGAATTGTCCGTCACCTTGTGGTACCAGTCTACACTCAACACTATTGTTAGTTCTAGGATGTGTAAACGTAAATCGCTTAACTCCTAGTAGATCAGTATTTACAAATGTTTCTAGTGTTTGTGTTTGACTGGTAGTCATTATAAAGCTTAAACTGAGCATGCTAGGTCTACGGCCACGCAATCGCTGCTTGGCCGGTCCTGCATCCATACTAGAACGAACGATATTTACGCCTATAGTTTCTTGAAAGTCTTTTTGTGGACTTTGTGGCAGTGTTACTGGCCATACAGGAATTGGCATATTATCTCCTTGCTACTATTGGTCTAGCACCAAAATTATTTGTTAGTGATTGCTGCATAGCACTGTTTGGTCTAGACATTTCGCCAGCTACCATTTCACCAACTATTACCTCAATACGACGATTTCCACGGCTGTCGGTAGTTTCACGAGTTTCTGCGCTGGCATTGCTGTAGTTGTTGACTACTACTTCTACATTACCTTGACCGCTGCGCATAGGATAAACAGTTGCTGGGCCTGTTACGATTTCGGGTCCTGCTTCGCCTACTACGCCATAGCTGCCTTTTGGTATATTACCACCATCAGCAAAAAATCCGCCAAAGTCTAAATTGCCAAAAAGATTACCTGTGCCAAACCCACCACCAGCAAAACTTTTAAATAAGCCACCAAGCAAACTTCCACCAGCCTGCAGTGCTGTTCGCTGTACTATACTAGCCAATCCTTGGAACCCGCCCTCAAAACCAGTAATCATGCTAGTAGTAAGAGCTTGACTATCTATAGTAAAACTACGTTTAAGATTTTCACTAACTCTTTCAATTGAAGGGGTCACTTCGGCTTCCCAGCGTTCGCCAAACCTTACTCCTTGAGACAGTGTTTTTCCACCAGTTATTTCAAACCTATCTTCTCCAAGCATTTTCTGTTCAGGTATAGTACTTGCAGAGGTAAAAGGTCCCTCAGCTCCACTAACTATAAAAGGTATACGATTAGCTGCTAATAGTTCACTAGTATTTGATGCTGGTATATCTGCCTCAAATTGCCTGCCAGTATAAAAATCTGGACTACTTCTGCTAACTATAGGAGCAGGCTCGCCAGGTTTTCTGCCTAGGCCTGTATAGCTTGATATACCCGGCCCAACTATTGTTACATATAGTGGATCACCTTCAGTGCCCTTAGGCTGCAGCATTGTTTCTGGTGTTTGTTTACCACTGGCTAAGCCAATACGACCTAGTACAGTTTTGGCTAGGCCCATGCCGCCACCTAAACTACTAAGAGTTTGCTGCATAGCAGTTTTAACCTCAAAACGTAATAAGTCCTCTAAAAAGCTGTTTATTAAGTTTTTAAAGTTAAGTTTACCTGTTTTTGTAAACTCTACAACAGCATCAGTCATCCGGTCAAAGCTGCGAACAAATGCATCTGCATAGGCTTCTTCGCGCAGTGAAAATTGATTTTGTGCTTCTAGTAGCTGTCGCTGGCCTTCGGCTGTTAGTTTGTATTGTTTTTCTAGTGCCTGTAGGCGGTCTAGTTCTAGTGAATATGCTTCACTTGCCTTTAATTGTTGCGGAGTAGCAGCCCCCGAATCATCTCCAATTCCACCAGATTTTACAGCGTCTCTGGCTGCTTGTGCTCTGCTTTCTTGTAATTGAAATAGGTTATTTGCTAATTCTCTCTCTATTCGTTGTTCTTGTATGCGCTTGCGTTGATTTCTAATCTGATCATCAGTTAATGTTCTGAATCTGTCAGCTTGACCTAGTAGTTCTTCTTCTAGCTTTAATCTATTTTCAAGTCTTAATGTTTCTAAGTTTCTTAGCTCACGTTGTATTGCTAGTTCTTTATCTAACTTTTGATATTTTATATCTAGTATTGATAGATAGTCTTGATTATTTTGAGTTACTTGTCTTATACCTTCTGCTTGATCAAATAGTTCTAAATTAATTTGTGCTTCTAGCCGAGCCCTGCGTTCTAACTCATTAGCAGCTTCTTGTGCATCTTTTTTAGCAGTATCTCCTTTAGCCGTTGAAACCAGTTCTTTACCGGTTCTAAGCGCAATATCTATTTGCTTTTGACTTTCTTCAGCTAATTTTTTGCGTTGCATTTCTGCCAATTGTAGCAGCATAACAGATTTTGTTCCTATACCATACTCAGTATCGGTAACAACAGAGCTAATACTATTTTCTAGTCCTTTTATAAAAGTATTTAATACTTTTATCTTGTCGTCAGAAGCTAAGGCAATTTCGGCAAGTGCAGTATTAAAATCTTCTATAGAAAGTTTAATGCCCTTTTGCTGTGAGGCTAGTGCTAGCTTTTGTCTACGTTCTACTAGTGCATATAATGCTGGATTATAAACGGCTGCTGCCCTAAGCTCTGTTAGTGTTGCCCCAGAAAATAGTTCCTCTGCTCGTCCGGCTTCGCCTATTCTGCTAGCTAATTTTACTGCACGCGGTATATTTTCTGCAGTTTTAGGAAGATTTTTTAATTCTTCAATGTCCGCTAGTCGCTGAATTTGAATACGTAGTAAATCTTGCGAAGCACTAAGCATTTCTTGACTATTTATTAATTTAAAGTCTAGGTCTATTTGTTCTTTGGCTAGCTTATTGCTTAATTGAATACCTGCTTCAGTACTAACTGGAAATTTACTTAGTATATATTTTTGCTGCTCTACTACAGCCTGTCGCAGCTTTGTATTAAAAGCATCTAAACTTCTGGAAATAGTTGCTCCAATACTTCTCTCAACTAATAGTTGTGTTTCGTTGGCTATTTCTTTTGTCTTTTCTTTTAGATCATCAGCGGCTTTTTTAGCTGTATCTATAATACCCTGAACTTGAATTATTTTATCTTGTAATTGCGGATCTATAGTAATTAAGCCATCTTCGGGAGAAATTTGTTGCGAATCAATAACCATTTGATTTAGTTGGTCTAAGCGCTTTTGTGCATCACTTGCAATGCTTGTTAACTCCTTATATCTAGGTGCTATTTCTTTATAAGCATTTACTTGTTTTGCGATTTCAAGGGCTACACTAGGATCAAAAATTGTTAAATCTATTTTAGATAGCTTATCCAACGCACCTAATTGAGCATTAAAATCTACCTGCTTTAAAGCTTTAGATAATGTATCTGCAAGACTAATACTAGTTCTAAAAAATTGTGCTACTGGGCTAGTATCTTTTAGACTATTATTAAATGCTTGTTGAGCTTTTGTAGCGGCTTCGGTACTAGACTCTAAATCTTTTAAATAAAGCGTACTTTCTTTAAACTTTTCATTAACACTACCCTGATCAACGCCAAGTTGTTGGAGAACTTTAGCATAAGTTTCAGCGTCTAGGCCTTTTAGTGCGTTTGTGAAAGTTTCTGTATTAACTAGTGCCTTATCACCTAGCTTTAGTGTTTTAAAGAATTTTTGGCTAAGCTCGTCTCGCATTGGGCCTTCTGGTACGCTTTTTATAGCTGCTACTAAACTTTTACCAATACTTTTTGAAGTTGATTCTTGCAAATTATCAACAAAAGGTGTTACATCTTTTATTCTATCCCAAATAAAATCCCAATATCCAGCAGCTTCTTGTGCTTCTACAAAACCTTTACTAACATTTTTCAGTGATTGTGTTAGTTCGTCTAAGCTGTTACTATAAGCTATTATAGCATCGCTGCTAATACTGTCTTTATATTTTTCACTGGTATCTTTGGCTGTTTGTGTAGTATCATTTAACATGCCTAAACTTTTGTTTAGTGCTTGTGTTTGTTCACTGTTTTTGCTAAATATACTATCCAGCACCTCGAAAACTGCAACTGCTGCACCAATTACAAAGAAAAATCTGCTAAATGCGCTGGCAGCTATTTCTATGCCGCGAGTTACTGCAACCATTGTTCCCAGTGTAACTGTTTTAAACTTAGACATTCTGCTAAGGTCTTTGTTAGCATTAGTTTCTTTGTACAATTCTTGCACAGCACCACGCACACCCATTGTGTCAACGTTTTCTGATACACGACTGCGTATATCTAGTTCAGCATAGCGTTGACGAGCAGCTCTGGTAAGCTGTTCACGCTGCCAAATAGCACTACCAAACTTAGCCTGCTTGTCCATTTGATCAATGGTTTTATCATAGGCAGTATTAAGCTGGTTTCTAATATTTTTAATCTCTGTGTCAACCCGCAGCATTTCTCTAGCTGCTGCAACTTGATCTTGACGACTTTTTAGTGCGCTAGTTTCATACTTTTCAATGTCCTTGGCTAGCTTAGCACGATCTTTATCACTCAATTCTTTAGCGGTAGTTACTTGCTTAAAGCTGCTACTTTCTAGTGTGCGCTTATCTACCACAGACCTAGTAAGGCTTTGTTGAGCAGCCTTTAATTGCTTTTCTAATTCTGGTATACCAGCCGCTGTAGCAGCTCTGG